GATATATAAATATTATATATATCTATATATAATAGAAGATTTGGGTTAGGAATTCGTCGGTTTGTAGCGGTTTGGTAACAAAAAAAGTATAGATTTTTGGGATTTATTTAATTTTTGTCGTCGGTGGGAAAGAGAAATCATTGACTTTTGTAAATAGTTGTGTTATACTTGTATTAGGAAAATAGAACTAACTTTTAATAGAAATGGAGTATGTATGGAGAGAGACGGAAGAAACAAATTTTATTCATATTTAGATATAGATAAAAAAACGATGAAATTATTATACTTTTTTAAGGAATTAAAAACCAAGATGCTTAGAGGCAAAGATGATTATGTAAATGGTCAGGTATATACAGATAATAAAAAAGAAGATTAATTCGCTGGGGGATAGATTAAAGAAGCCCACTTTACAGGGCAAGTATATAAAAGAGTCTAATCCCCCTTGCTTTTTATTAGATATAATTTATATTTGAGAAATCCTTGTATTTAAGAGGTTAGTATGGTATACTTATAGTAGAAGAGGGAATATGTCTATTTGTATAAAAATCTTATGGACTCATATATAAATATAACCGCCAGAGGGTAGCTAAGTTCTACCCTCTGAATTTTTTTATAAGAAAAGAAAATGTATGGAAGAAAATAAAAAGTATGAGTATCGTGGAATTGGTTTAGACCGCTATGAAAAAAAACGTGGTCAAGAAAAATTCGACGAATATTGTCAAGTTTATTCGATTTCTAATTATTCCGATATGGAATTACTTGAAGAATTAGTTTATAAAGAATTACTTCAAGATAAAATGAAGAATAATATTGCCGATAAAGAAACAAAGATAAAAAAAGACAATAAAACAAAATCAGAAAATGACCAAAAAGATTTTACTGTTCCAAAATATATTGTAGATGCAATGAATGAAAATCTCGAACAAATTTTTAATTTAAAAACAAAATTAGGATTGTTTGATAATAACGACAGTAATGATGGTTATAAATATATTGAACAATTAAAAAATAAATTTAAAGTTTGGTGTAAAGAAAATCAGGACAGAACATTTACATGCCCACATTGCTCGAAGATGATTCTTCTTTATATTAAATCAGATGTTTGGGATACAATGAAACATCCTTTCTTTGAATCAAAAGTATTAGGTAATAAAATATTGTGGGATTTATATAAACAAAATATTATTACAAAAAAACAAGTAGCAGACATCTTAGGTTGTTCTGACATGTATATTGATTGGTTAGAAGAAAAAATTTACTTAAAAAAAGAACCAACTGATAATAAGGCTAATCCTACTGTTTAAGATTTTCGCTTGCCTTTAGTTTCTGATTGAACTCCAAAAAATAAAAAACTATGATAGCCGAAAGAATAACAGAAGAAGAATTAGAATTTATACAACTATTTCATACACCTGTTGCTTTAGCTGAGAGTTTGTTTTCTAATTTCGATAACCTTAGCGAATTTAAAGAAACATTTGGTTCTTTGAGATTATATCAATATCCTTTTCTTTCTTCAGAACCATTTATAGATACAAATATGCCAGAACTTTCTCCAAAGGAACAGTTCGAACTTCGTAAAGGTGCAGGAGATATTTATAATTTTGGAGCAAGAAAATATGGAAAATCCTTAGTTACAGAAAAAATAGATATTCCAATTTCTATGCTTCATGATGAAAATGATATAGAAGGTTTTTCAAGTGCTGATTCTATACATCTTCAAGATGTATTAGATGTTTGTGTTCGTGCAATTTGTTTTCACCCAATTTTAAAAATGTGGAAACAAAGAGTTCGTGGTGCACCAAAATATGAAATATTTGCTCGTAATGGTTGGACGTTACAAGGCGTGAATATGAATATTGCATCTAAGGACGCAGGACGACAATGGTTCGGAAAACATTTTAAGAAGATATATATAGAAGAAGCCTCACTTGAAAATTCTGCATCTTATGATAAAAGAAAAGACGCTCTTTCTGAAAATGGGGCAGTAATAAGAAGTTCTGGAATGACAAACTTTACAAAATTCACACCTGCTGGAAGAGCATTTTACGACCCAAAAAATAAAAACAAAATATGTAATCTTCCTCAGTATGTTAATCCTACATTTGATAAAAAAGAAGAAGAATCACGCCGAGAAGAATATGGCGGAATCGACTCGTCTACTTATCGCATATTTGTAAAAGCGGAAGTTATAGAAGACGGAATCAGCGAATTCGACATTTCTCGGATAGAACCTTATATAGACGAAAAATCAGAAGTTAAAATATTTGAAATTAAAAAAGAATCTTTTCATTATTTTAAAAATTTAATTGTTGTAGAAAGGCCTAAAAATATACAAAGAATTTTTATAGCAGGTGATATTGGAGATGGTGCTGGTGGAAGCGAAATTATTATTCTCGGAGAAATAGATAATAAATACCAATATCTTTATAGAATCGCTCTTTATTCTTTAAAAGATGATGAACAATGGGAAATTATAGATTGGTTAATTCAAAAATTGCAAGCAAATGTTATAGGATTTGATTGTGGAGATGGAACAGGTCGTAGTCTGTATAGAAGAGCAGAAAAAAAATATCCATTAAATAATTTAGTTCGTTATGCTGGTGGAGATAAAATAGGTGTAGATTTTAAGAAAAATGATAAAAATGAAATAATGGTAGAAGATGGCAAACCAGTATTATTAGAAGAATTTCAATCTGAATGGAGTAATAAATTTTTGAAGACTTTATTATACGAAGGCAGAATATTAATGCCAAGAGATTTTAAATTTTTAAATCAAATAAACTCAGTAATTTCTCGAACAATTGGCACTCGAACAGTATATGCATGTATTTCTGAAACAGGAGACCATGTATTCGATGCTTTTAAAGTTTTTGCAATAGCAGTTTGGTTAAAGAAAGATTTTAATTCTACTCCCAAAATTATAACCGAAGCTGGGTTAGGTGCTAATAGTTGGACGAGACCACAACGAATAAATATAAATAAAATAGAATGGCGACAAAAGATTGAAAAAAAAGAAGAATTAATTTTAACTAAACAAGAATATCAAGATGGTTTAAAATATTTTTTTCAGACTGAATTAGTAAAATTTAGTTTAGAAAATAAATTAGACCTATTAAAATATTTAGAAGAAGAAATCAAAAGACTTAATAATTTATTTAAAACTGGAGAATAATTATGGACACAGGTTTCTTAGCGAACACTCTCTTTTCACTTTTACTTAGAAAAACAACAACTCCTATAGATTTTTCTTCTCAATGCCTTGCAATAAAAACTATGTTACAAGATGATGTTACTGGTCTTATAGATGTTTTAACTGATTTTGCAGTTACAAGTGCTACTGTTGATTTTAGTATTGAGACAGATAGCCCTACCTTTAATGATATATGCGAAGAATGGTTAGATACTGTTAATATAGATTTAGGTATAGCTCCAATGGGTATTAAAGCATTAGCTTCTGAATATTTTAAAGAGAGATGGAAAGGTTCGTCTTTTGCGGTATTACAAATTGCCAAATGGGAAAAATTTAAAAATACAGATTTAATATTACCAACTAAAATGTTTTTTGTAGATGGCAGTAGTATTCATGCAGAAGATATTAATGAAAAAAATACTAATTTACAGATTGATAGTTATAAATATTTTATAGGAGAATCTAAAGAATCTATAAATTCTAAATCAGCAATTATTAATCGTCCTTCTTGTCGTTGGTTTGATAAATATCCTATTCCTTATCTAATAAAACGAGGAATATATCATAATTCAGAAATTATAAAATCTCTAAAAAATAAAGAAACAGAAATTCTTGACCAAATTATACCATATCTTTTACTTGCTAAAAAAGGCAGTGAAGCACTTACTCTTCAGGGCAAAACATATAGTCAACCTGAATTACAAAATATAGCAAATCAATTTCAAGAATTAATGACTGAAATGAGAACTACTAATTTAGGAGATAAACAAATAAAAACTCCTATAAGAGTTACAAATTTTGATGAAGATATAAAACATTTTATTCCAGATTTAAAAACAATTTTCGATACTGTATTATTCGAACAAGCAGAGAGAAATATTCTTTCAGGTCTTGGATTTATAGATGTTATTCAGGGAATAAGTTCT